GTATAGAACCATTATCCGTGGAGGGCATGATGGACTATATCCTGTTGAGGTTAGAGTCTCAAGAAGTACTGCGTGTTACTAACATAGTACGAGACTACTAGCCGTTAGGAATCCTAACAGCCCCTCACCCGTAATTGGGTGGGGGGTTTTTCTATGCCTACTTTTTGTACCAACCTTCGCCAGTCTTATGCTGGCACTCGCACCCTTTGCACTGGTCATGTAAGGCAATAGCAATATAAGTTTCTTTCATCTTGTTAGCCATGCCACCTGCGGTACACTTATCACATATCATTATTTTTTTCCTTGTACAATATCAAATGGTGTTTTCTTTTTTGGCTTTTCTTGCGCCCTGCGTTCAGCACGATTGCTTCCCATAGCGGGGTTGGGAAAAGTTTGTGTTGGATAGACATTGGCGTCATTTTCTTTTGGCTCCGTAAAGTCGGGACTAAAGATAGCAGCACTCTGAATAAGGTCTACATACTGGTGGAACAAGTCTATGAAAATATAAACCTGACTGATGAGATTGGCAGACATGACCTCTACATCACCAAGGAATATAACATCCTCATCTGATAACTTATCAGTCCAAGTCTTGTCCTTCATCAGTGTCTCTAACTTCTGGTGTGTCAGAATCACTTCCTCTATCTTCATTATTCTGCTCATTGACCTGCTCCTCTGTATAGTCTCGTTCCTTGCGTGGGCGTTGCCCACCAAGAAAATTAAGTAAGTTGTTGACTGCACGATTGACGCGCATACGCGCAGCATCTTCACTCACTGACAATTCCTTAGCCAAGGTAACATTATCACATCCGTCACCGAAGCGCAGGTAAATGATAGTTAACTGTTCATGAGTCAAACGAGCCAATGCCCTCTCAATGTCAGCCATCATGGCAAACCAATTGCCACCTTCTGAAGCAACCTTCTTGCTATTGGTAAATCCTAAATCTGTCATGGCTGGTGCTGTTTTGTCCTTGCGTAATACTGCTGGTAGTAATACTTCTACAACCTCACGGTCATAGTAGTAGTTGTCCTCTACCTTGTAGCCTACAACACGCGCCTTTTCCCTTTGGCAATAATCTTTAGCAGCATTACGAAGAGACCTAGCAATCAGTTTAATAGACTGCTTGCCCTCTAACTCTTCCCATGTTTTAACTTTATTGGGATGCTCAAGAAACCATACCCATAGTTCCTGACGAATATCATCAGCATCACACATGTGATACTTACGAGAATACTCATAGGCTATAGCACCAACAACGCCAGCATATGTTTCAGTAACTACCACTTAAAAGTTTTCCCATCAACAGTGAATGACTGATTGATGATAGGTACTATCTGTGGGGTTACATTCTTACCATCTACATGCAGGATACCAAAGCCTTGTTGCCATGTGAATAACCCAGCCTTGATATACTTTGCATTACGGTAATCCATAAGATTACCAAGTTCCATGCCCCAAATGGTACGTGGCTTACCACCACGATATGTTTGAGTCTGATGTGTTAAGCCCATGCGATGCGTGTGACCACACACCACAGACATACCTGAACGCTTTGCTAAGCCCAATGCAGTAGCGCCAGCACTAGGCTGTACGTTTCCTTCATCACCATGCATAAGCAACCAGCCAGGGGCTAGTTCATATGGGTCAGTATGATATTTAATCTCAAGTTCATCAAGACCAAGAAAGTTTTCTAACTGTAACTCAGGCAAACCAAGAAGTCCTGGCACTCTCATAGCCACAGTATTAAACAAGCGGTCAGTATGGTTACTGCGTACCATGTGCTCAATTGTTAAATCATACAGCACACTGCGTGTAAGGTCACGGTCACGTCCAATAGAGCGTTCATACTCTAGTTCAGTACCCTTGCTCCACTTACTAATCGTCTGCATATCCATCTCGTCTCCACAAGAGACGACTGTCTCAGGTTGATACCATTGGATAAACTTAGCCACAGCCTTCGTGGCTTCTACATCGTGATATGGAACCTGCAAGTCGGATATACAAACTATATTTTTCATGGCTTCTTTTTCGTCGCTTTCTTCACAGCAGGTTTACCTGCGCGTCGTTTATTTTCTTTAGCAACATTAGCCGAGTGCGTCATGGCTTGGAGATTACCCTTGCCATCGTGACCAGCACGACCACCATTATCTTTATGGTCTACATCTACTTTTCTTGATAAGGTTTTTCCTGTGGTTTTTTCATAATCCACGCGAGCCTTATTGCTAGAAGTAGTAACGGTAGTACCATCTTTTTTCTTACGTTTGAAGACATAGATTGGTCTCCCACCATTTTGTTTGCTGCCTTTATAGGGTCCAAAGATTTTCATTCTGTTGGCCATTTACCTTTCAGTACGAGTATGGAAATAATAGCATAGTTTGCTAAATCTCTAAAGGAATCCTCAAGGGATTCGTGTGCTGGTGTGTCGTGACGATTGCTGTCTAACAGGTTATTGATACGAGCCATCTTGTCCCACATACGTACACGCAGTCCATTGATAGCACCGCCAGGAGCCTGAGAGATATTCTTAGGACCATAGTCCTTATGCTTGGACAGTAAAAGATTATTTAACTCATCTGATATAGCCCAGACATCTAACTCCAATTGGTCTGGTTCATGTTCATCCATATCAGATACGTTAAAACCATTGTACAGCACTGCTTTTACAGCACCCATGTCATCCTTGTCCATTCTCTTTTAACATCCTCTCGATGTTTCTAATCCCCATGTCTGCCTCTTCTGCAACAATTGACTCCTCAATGAAGTCATCTAGTTCATCACTAGACGCGTTGACGAAAAGGAATGCTGTGTCCTGCACCACCTGATAGGCTTCTTCTATATCAGCATGGTCTATCATGTCAGATACAGTTTGCAAGAATTGAAATAAATCAAATGAATATTTAGGTGTGACTCTTACATCCCATGTAAACTCAACACCAGCATGGTCTAGGAAATCAAATAGGTCGGTGGTCTTGTAGTCACAATCTGCAGTCTCGCAGTGTACTAAACCATCGTTATCAGGAAACAACATCGACAACACTTCCAATCTTCTGTTGGAAATATTCTACACCATATTTTAAATACATGCTGTTTACATCCTCACCATCGGGCATCTGTACTACGACTAGGTTGCCTAGTTCTTTAGCAAGATGCTTAGCAAAATCAGTGCCAGCACTGTCGCCGTCAGCAAAAAGAAATACTTTATCAAAGTCGGCAAGGAGACGCGTGTAATGCTTCTTCCAGTTGTTGACTCCTGGGACACCCACCGCAGGTATGCCACAAGCAGTATCGAGTGTAATCGTGTCGATTTCACCCTCACAGATAGATATATATGAGGAGGCTTTGAAGAACGCACCAACGTTATAGAGATGGGTAGTCGCACCCGTAAGCCCCATATACTTCGGCTCCGATAAATCCATGGAACGGAATCTAAGGTCAACCACCCCTGAACGCGTGATGTACGGAATCGCAAGTCTGTTGACATAGTTCTCATGCCCCGTCAGTGGCTCTAGCACGACGCCCAATCGAGCGCGAGTTGCCTGCTCTAGAGTTAGACCCCGCTCTGCGAGATAGTCCTCCGCCTCGTGTAGAGCGCTGTGGTAGAACTTTGCCGCTTTGGTTAAAGATTCTCTCTGCGATATTGATTGCTTCACGAAATTCTACTCCTTCTTTCTGCATAATTATAGCATACCCATCACCCTTCATCTGGCAAGCAAAACAACAGAAAGCGTTGTCGTCTCTTGTTGCTGATGCAGATGCATGACTATCACTATGGAATGGACACTTCATGCCAAACCAACCACGTCGAGTTGGCACGTTAGCCCCATAGTATTCTAAGATAACTGCTATATCGGGTTTATCATACTTCATTTGCTACCCCTCATAATTACTAATGAACTAGAAAATGGAGCATCTTTCTTGGTGTTTCCAAACTTTATTCTTCCTCTTACAAATCTTATCTCATGCATAATACAGTACTCATGCCACCATGCTGTATCAGTGCGAGAAGGAACTAGGCATACAACTGTAGCGCCATTACTAGCGACAGAACTTGCTTTGCTCATCCAATCTTTAATGACCCTGCCATAAGGCGGGTTGAGCCATATTGCCTTGCCATTGGAGTCATTGTACCAATCACGAGTGAAGGCATCTCTGCGAGAGATATCAGGATGGTCAAGTCCATACCAGTTATCAGGCACTAATGTAGATGATTCTAATGCTGCTGCATCTAATCCAAAATTAAACTCAGTATTAATCTTATCAAAAAAGTCACGTGGAGTATTCCATTTATCAGTCAAAGAGGTTCGCATGCCAGAGGTAAATGTCATTTATCTAACACCTTGCGTAATAGTTCTATCCATACATGTACAGGCATAGTCGCATACCAATCTCCAGGATTACCCCGTCCCTTTCGCTTGTGCACTACTACACCTGTCCACGCCTTGTCGTTAGTCATCTCGACTATCAACTCTTCTACCCAGCCAGCCAAATCCATCTTGGCATGGTTCTTAATCTCGATGGTAACTCCAGGAATACCAGAGATATCACCTTTATCGAGTGTCGCGCCAGCAAGTCTACGGTCTACATAGGGAAACCATTCCTTGAGGTATTTTACTACATCTCGTTCGGCTCCTGCACCCTTAGCCTTGGCAGCGCGACCACCCATTATTTAATACCAGCCGTGACGGTTATGGAAGGCTAAAGCCCTCGTTGGAGTTCCGTAACGGTGCTGGATATATCTCAATCCTAAATCAATCTGACGTGCCATAGGGGTCTTCTCATCCATATCTAATATCTGAGGGATTCCATAGGCGGTTGAGTGGGGGTTATTCGCTGTATAATCCCAACGAGATTCCTTATCCCACAAAGTAAAGAGTGCTTTCCACTCATATTTACTCTGGTACGTTGTCATCACTCGGTGTTTAGCAATTCGCTTTGCTAGTCGTTTCATCTCCGATAGTGATACGTAACTTAGATTTTTGCATGATGCCGTTGCGTCGATTGCCCGCATTTGTCCTTGTAGGAACATCGCACCCACAGCGTGAGGTAAAGTTCCCACAAAGACTACAGCAGCCATTATCCAAGCGTATGTTGTCAGTTTCATTATTACTCCTCAATTGGCGCGGTTGCCTGTGTTCCACAGTCAGCACACTCCATATCTAGAAAATACATACTTATAGAACCATACTCATCAAATGATGCTTTCAGGTTCCATATGAAACTCCCACAGATGCATACACTGGTAGGTTCACCACGTATATCCATCGCCCTTGTATAATCTGGTTTTAGTTCTGTTATATGTTTAGTCATCGTCTTCCCATTCTTCTGGGTCTACATCTACTGTAGGAAGACCCCAGTTAGGGTCAGGAATAATTGGGTCAAAGATGCTCATTTTAACCTTTCAGCGATGTCAGAGACATCCATATATTCGGGGTTAAAGTTCAACCAATAGGCAGTATTGCCTGATGGGTCTGCCTTTCCATACCGATTCTTCACTGGTGCTATGGCAATAAAGCCAGGGGCATCAGTACCCACGGTACAGATAAGAGCAGGTAACTGTGCAACCATACCCTGCAGAGCAGAGCGTGGTTGGCACGGTGTACCTGTATAGGACTCCTTCGTATGATGAAGTACTAAAACAGCAGCGTTAGTATCTCTTGCGAGGTACTTGAGTTCTTTCAGAGTTGAACGCATATTCGCAAACTCTTCTCCGCCATCGTTGGAAATATCCATAAGGTTATCAACAACAATGAGAGTTGGCGAACAGCCCCACAACTCCTCAAAAGCAGATACCTCTTGGTCAAGGTCATCAAGCGTTGGGCTTGACTCAAATGACCAAAAGATATGCCCCGAGTTCTCGTTAATGGTCTTGCGACTACCAGCAACATCAAACTCAAGCATATGTTCTGCATCAGTTTGAGGCTTGCTAGTAATCATAGACAGCAGGCGCATAGCCATAGTATGAGCATTAGTATCAGCACTCACGTATAATGTTGGAACCTTTGCACGAAGTGCAATGGCTAAAGCAACGGAAGACTTACCAGCGCCAGGAGTACCAGCAATCATCGAAATCTCGGCACGTCGAAATACGATTTTATTGATATCAAAGGTACGAAAGACTGTTGGTAGCGGTTCGCCACCTATGTCTTTAGAACCTACGGCGCGGGCAAGTGTTCTCATTGTTTAGAAACTATTCCATTCTGCATCGCCACGGCGAAGCCATACTGGTTCGCACTGGTCAGGAGTTCCTTTTGGTGAAGGGCACATATATGCCTTCCAAGGACCCTTAGCACCAGAGCCTGTACGCTGTGACATTACACCATGCTTACAGGACTTGCCAGTTGGACCTACAGTAGATGCAGGAGTTTGTGTTGGATGTGCAGTGTGGTCTACCTGTGCGTTAGGAAACTGTGCACGGATATTCTCTACTGCTCCTGATGAGTTGTAGGGTGAGCCACCTAGTGACTTACCCATCTCTGTGAGTAGGTCTTGTGATTCTGTCACTCCTACTACTGATTCAAGTGCCTCGCAGAATCCAGCGTAAGTCTCATGTGCGACTACGAAGATTCTCCCGTCAGGCAGTTTGCTACTGACTTGGAAATTACCAGTCATTGGTTTTTCTCCTTTTCTTGTTCATGTTTGAACCCTAGTTCTTCCGCTTCATCTACCATATCATCTATGTCCCTGATGAGCGGAACTATACTGCTAAGAAACGTGTCCATTGACATACTTGCAGGCAGATACTACACCACATCTACCGCAGTTAGACAAGTTAGGCAGGAAGATAGTCTCTTTCCTAGCCTTATCAAAAGTATTGAGGATATCCTCTACGCGTTCAGGGTGCAAGTTGTCAAGGCTCCATAGAGTCACATGACCAGTACGTGCATCCCAGAAACCTGCTCGATGAACAGAAATCCCTTGCTTCTGCAGTGCCCACGCATACACTGCTAGTTGCAAAGGATGCCTTTGGGATGACGCACCAGTTTTGATATCAAGGAGCACCCGATTCCCCTCGAAGTCAACCATAACACGGTCAATTGCCATTTTGACCACTGTATTATCAAGTTCAATCTCGTATTGCTTTTCAACAAAATCTTCGTAGACAGACCAGTTCTTGCGAAACTCAATCCATTTATCCAACATCCAAATGCCTTCGCCATACCACCACGACATATCTTCCTTCTTGGCGTACTGCCAAGTGTTCATGTCACCGTGTAGCGCCTCATCCTCGGCTACTTGGTCATACCACACCTTGTTCCAAATATCTTCAGAAGTGCCACCCTCAAGGTCATAGACTTCAGTGGCTTTGTGGACGGCAGTACCGCCAGTGAACCATACGGCATGAGGCTCTGATGCGCCCTCT